TAAGGTGCTCGGTCCCCTTGGCATATTGCTGGACAGCACAGTGCCCGCTAGCGGGACCAGCAATTTGCCCGAGCTTGAAAAGCAACGTGTACAGCAGGCAGCACTAAACGAGCTTCATAGACAATCCGCTGCACATGAAGCGCGACGTGCCGAACTTCGTAGAGAGCAAGACACTGCAACACCGCAACGCTTTAACGAAGCAGCGACAGAAATTGCTGCGCTCGATGCTGAGCTTGCCAGACTCCAGACCACGACAGCGGCCGTGGTGCAGGCGATCAACGCTGAGTGGGAGAAGATACAAACAAAGACAACCGAGCCGACGTCGCTTGATAAATCGATGGAAGAACTGCGCAAGACACAGGTTCCGACCAGAGATGTAAAATGGCCGGAGGTCATGCCACCTAAAACGGTGGTGGGCCAATTTGTCGATAGCCTGTTTGGTACTGCGGCCAAGCAGCTGCCACAGATCGTGGTTCCGCCAGAGCTTAAGACTGCGGCTGATCAGATTGCAGCGGGAGGTATTCCGTTTACACAGGCGGCGTCGACGTTGGCTGCAGTGCCAGCCGATCTCAAGAGCGCAGCCGATCAGATTGCGGTTGGTGGTGTTCCACTTGTGCAGGCGGCCATGGCATTGGCCCAAGTACAACAACAGCCGATTACCATACCGCCGGAATTTACCAGCATTGCAAATCAAATTGCAGCAGGAGGTATTCCGTTTACGCAGGCCGCATCGTCACTGGTTTCGACTGCCAGCAGTTTTTCCGGGGTGTTTGAAATCGGTGCCAATGCGATTGGATCTTCCGGCAGCACGGCCGCTGGACACTTGCAGGCTGCAGCGTCCGGTATCGGTGCCACCATAGGTCAATCGGCAGCAGCTGCTATCAACGCAGCGGTCATCACTGCAAACATCAATGTGAATAATGCCAATACCGGCGGCGATACCGGTCGGCAGACGGTGAAATAATGTCGCAATCAGCCTGCGCCATCGGCAAGGACTATGCGCCAGCCTCGTTCAAAGGCGTGCCGTTCTATTGCACCGATGCTGATATCGAAGGCGGCCGGCGTGGCGCCGAAGGCGAATTTCCGTTCGGCGAGCACACCGCTTACGCCGACCTCGGCCGCAAGATACGAGTCTACCATCTCACCGCCAAGTTTCGCGAAGACGATCACGTCCTCGACAGCGCGGCCTTGTTTGCCGTCTGTGAATTGCCGGGACCGGGCGTGCTGGTGCATCCGACTCGCGGCGCTGTCACGGTGGCGTGCCGGTCGATCAAGGTTAAAGACCAGATTGAAGAGGCGGCCGGCGAGACCGTGGCCGAGCTGGAATTTGTCGAAGCCAATATGCTTGGCTCGCTGGGTTTCGGTTTTATTGGTTCGCTGTTCGGCGTTGCGTCCTCGGCACTGATGGCACAGTCGCAAACGTCGTTTTTGGCCAACTACGCGCCAGTGCAAACCGCGCCGCCGTTTCGCACCGACATCGTCAATACGGCACAGCAGCAGGTGTTCAACGTGGCTTCGGCCTATGAACAGGTGCTCGATGAACAGTCGCCGACCACGGCATGGCGCAGTTTGCTTAAGATGGAAGAGGTCATCCGTGATGACGGTCTGGCTGTCGATCCCGTTCTGGTCGACAACGCATTGACGGGCGGCATGTTTGGAATTTCTGTCGAGGCACCCGATCCGACGCGCAAGTTCAACATATTTCGCAAGATTGCCAATGCGGCCGTCGGATCGAGCGATCTGCCGGATGGCGTGGCAAAAACCAGCGAAGAGGCGGTGCACACGCACACGCGTATCATCGCTGGGGTCAACATGGCCGATGCGGCGGCTGCGCAAACTTATGACACCGTTGCTGACGCACTGGCAGCCCTAGACATGGTGACTGTGGTGTTGGCGGATGAAACCAGAATTGCATACGCCAATTGCGACAATGGTCTGTATCTGGCTTTGCGCGCATACACCGCGGAAGTGACTAAACTGTTGAACAGCCGGGCCTACCAGTCTCCGGCCACCATTGCCGTCGATTTCGGTGGTGGCGTCTATCCGTTGGTTGCAGCCTATGTGATTTACGGTGACGCCAAGCGGCATCGTGAGCTGGAAAAGAAGAACGTGTCTGCTACAGCCGATGGGCGCTTTGTATGAAACCTGTGGTCATTATCGTCGGCGGTTCTGCGTTGGATACATGGACCGATATGACTTTGCAGCGCAGTAAAGACGAGATGACCGGGCAGTTATCGGTCTCGGTGTTTGCCGGTGCAGTGCCGTCCAAGCCGATGCTGGCAGCGATCCGTGCCGGCTGTGAGATCCAAGTTTATATCGGTGGGCAGTTGGCGTTCACCGGCAGCGTCGACAGTCGCACCGGTACCGGCGATAAAAAAGGCAAGCAGGGCACCGACAGCAACAAGGACAACAAGGGCAGCGGTGGCGGCGGCAAGGCCAGCACTTCGGTCTCGATTGGTCCGAACGAGTACACGGTCAAGATATCGGCGCGCGGCAAAACGCGGAGGTTGATCGATTCATCGCACCAGCATCCAACCACCAACATGATGAAGCCGACCACCAAACAGGCGGTCGACAAGTTGGTCGAGCCGTTCAAGGTGCCGGTGGAATTTCTGGGCAAGGTGATCAAGCTAGACAAGCTGCGGTTTCGGGACGGCGCCCGCGTGGTCGACGAGCTGCACCGGATCGGCACCGAGAATTGCTATTTCATGTACGAGACCCGTGACGGCAAATTGCGTGTCACCGATGGCGTCGGCACCGGCAGCGGCGATCCGATTATTCTGGGCCAAAACATTCTGACTTTTAGCGCCGAGCAGTCCGACGATGAGCAACGCTCTGATATCAAGGTGAAGGGGCAACGCTCCAAGAAGGAAGAGTGGGGCGAAAAGGCGGTACTCAAGACCCACAAGAAAGTGAGAAATCAATCTGGGACCGACTTCTCTCCGACCACGGTGCCACACTACGGCGATGCCACCGATGAGGCGTTGGAGCGGCGGGCTCGGTTTGAAGCCAACAAGCGCAACAGCGCCAGCAAGAAAATCACGGTCGAAGTTTTTCACGTTCAGACGCCATCGGGCCAGCCATGGGACATCGGGGCTACGCATTACGTCGAGGTGCCACCGGAAGGTATCTTCGATGTATTCGAATGCACGGAGTTGACCTATACGGTCAATGCCGAGAAAGAATTGAAGACCAAGCTCACACTCGCGCCGCCGCCGTCCGGTGGTGCCGGCGGCATGGCCGGCGGTTTTGGACTTTCCGGTCTTACCGGTTTGATTACGCAGGGTTTGTCGCGTCGTGCCGCCAGCGGAATAGCGCTGGCGCCCGACAGCTATCCGGCACCGTGGTCGCCGCCGATGCTGGCTGAAATGCCGCTGATGACGCTGGTCGAAGAGGCCGCCAAGCTGGTGCAGCCGGTGCAAGAGGCCTTTATCAAGCCGCCACCGCTGACATTGCCACCATGGTTTGAAGACGCCGAAGAACAGACCGCCGTCATCAATTTCGACGATGAATATGACATACGCAGAACAGGATAAGGCGTGATGCGCCTATCGGGAGGGTCCAGTGTCTTTCACCAAATATCGCGAGCGGTCCAATGATGTGCAGGACGGCATTGAGCGGCACGTTTATGGCAAGATGGAATACCCGGAGGCGGGTGCCATCATCAAGGTGCGCGGCACCGACACCAACGACGAAGAAGCCGCGGTGCTCTATGTCGGCGGCACATCCTTCAGTCTGAAGGAAAACTCCAACACCGAGGTTTTTCTGCTGTCGTCATCGTCCGACACCATGCTGAAGATCGCGGTGATGACGCCGCCCAAGGACAAGCAGCGGCGCTGGAAGGAATCCACCGGCGGCATCCAGCACCCGACCGATCCCGAGCACGTGCTGGAGTTCAACGACACCCGCGCGCACATCACCAAGGATCACTTCGCGGTCGGGCCCAAAGGCATGTTCGAAGTCAAGGGCGACACCATCTACATGCGCGCCAGAAAAGTCGTGATGCAGGCCGAGCTGATCGTCAACGAGATTATCAAGACGCCAAAGATCGTTGCGGACAAAGAAGAGATCCCGGCGATGACAAATCCAGCGCAGCAAGCCTCCAAATCGCAATCCGGCGGTAGCGGAACAGCCTGATGGCTGTCCCCTCTCCGGCTTGGTCCGGAGCTGCGTGCCTTGAAGCCAATCTCGGGCGGCAGCGCAGCTTCTGGTCGACGCAGCCTGACGCATGCGGCGAGTCCGTCCTGTGCGAAAGCAGCTGCGTCATCCCCGGTCTGACCTATGTCGATTCCGAAGACGGCCGGACCATATCGAACGATGACTGGTTGCGCGGGTTGCTGCTCAACATCCTGTCGACGCGGGCGCGTTCCGATCAGAAGTGCCCGTCACCATCTGCCGTTTACGGTCACTGGTCCGAAAGTTACCGACAGGATGGTTTGCATATTGGCAGTCGAATCTACGACACCGCAGAACGCAGCTACAGAAGAACCAACGATAGCGTTAATGCCATCTGCACCATGGTTAAAGCAGATGCAGCAAAGCTTGTTGCCATGGGACTGGCGACTGCCGTCGACGCCGTCTGCACGTATCGCGGCGGCAGTGTCGTCGACGTCATCATCACCCTGTCGGCATCATCGGGCGGCCGTAAAACGATAAACTTTGCCGGCGCATTATCGCCCGGCGGTTGGGAGTGGCGGTAACGTGGCCAACGGATGCGTCATTCTGCGGCCTGACCCGCAGACTCTGTTCAATCAGGTCCGCGACATGTTCTCTGCCACCGTGCTCGGTGGCGGGGCCGTCGTACCGGAAAGCAATGAGTGGTATGTCGTTGCCAATGACTATGCGATGGCCGAACAGTTTTTTGCTATCGCTGACCAGATGTGGCGGGAGACCAATCCGGAGACCGCCTGCTGTGACAATCTTTATGCAATGGCCGCACGAAATGGCGTATTTCCTCGTCCGGCTACGTTTG